TTATTTGCTCACGCTGAAGGTGTACTTCAGCAGATCGAACCCGACCAGGCTTGACGGCAGCATCTCCGCCGGATACATATCAGAAGCAAAGCAGTACACCTCCACGGTCCCGCCCTTCTTCGCCAGGGTAATTGCCTGATTGAGCACGTAGGGTATCGAGTCGCTATACACAATGGGGAACGACTTCTGCGGCGCGACCGCTTTGCCGTCCAGCCTCGACTGGGTCAGGCGCACGGTAAGCTTGTCACCGTTTTTAATCGCCGCCCCGCCCTTCTTCTTCTCGACAAAGAACATGCTCTGGTTCTGTTTCAGCACCGTCTTGCCGGACAGCGTTGACTGCAGGGTAGCGAAGCCACGATCGTAGGCGGCCTTCTCTTTCTCAGACATCTTCTCCGCCAGCGCCTCGTAGTTCTCATTCAGCTGTTTGGTATCCATTTTACGGCTGCCGGTAATACTGTCGTTTACCCCCGCCAGCAAGGCATTTTTATCGACCTCCAGTCCGAGCGATTTCTGTAGCCGGAGCGATTTCTCAATCCCTTCCGAGAGAATAATGCCCGCCGCATAGGAGTGGCGCTGTAGCGGCGTCTCGATAGCGGCCGGTGCAGCCGTCGCCGCGGGTTGGATGTTGACCTCTTTCAGCGCGGCGAGCTCGGATTTGAGTACGGTGTTTTCATCCTGCAGGGTTTTAATGCCGCTCTGCTGGGTATGCTGTTGCGCATCAAGCTTCGCTTGCATATCGCTATTCTGCTGTTTGCTGTCCGCAAGCTGCTTTTGCAGATCGGCCAGCTGCTGGGTGGCAGACTGCTGATTTTTCTGCGCGGTATCGAGGCGCGGGGCGATCTCAGCCAGCCGGGCTGTCAACGCCGTAAGCTGCTTATTCTTATCCTCGATAAGGCTCTGCGCCTCACGCTGTGCGGCCTGCTGCGTCTGCTCCTGCTGCTTCAGGCGCGTCACTTCGGCCTGCGCCGCCGTCAGGGTCTGCTGGGTGGTGGCCAAGGCTTTTTCCATTTCGTCGCGCTGGGCCGCCAGCTGCTTCGCCCCGCTGTTTTCGGCGGTGAGCTGGGCCTCGGTCTCTTTCAGCTTTGCGGTCAGAGTTTTGATGTCGGCCTGGGCTTTGTTGAGGGATTTTTCCATCTCATCACGCTGGGCCACCAGCTGCTTCGCCCCGCTGTTTCCGGCGGTGAGCTGCGCCTCGGTCTCTTTCAGTTTCACGGTCAGAGTTTTGATGTCGGCCTGGGCTTTGGTGAGGGATTGCTCCATCTCATCACGCTGCGCCACCAGCTGCTGCGCCCCGCTGTTTCCGGCGGTGAGCTGCGCCTCGGTCTCTTTCAGCTTTGCGGTGAGAGTTTTGATGTCGGCCTGGGCTTTGTTGAGGGATTTTTCCATCTCATCACGCTGGGCCACCAGCTGCTTCGCCCCGCTGTTGCCGGCGGTAAGCTGGGCCTCGGTCTCTTTCAGCTTCGCGGTCAGGGATTTGATGTCGGCCTGAGCTTTAGCGAGGGACTGTTCCATCTCATCACGCTGGGCCGCCAGCTGCTTCGCGCCGCTGTTGCCGGCGGTAAGCTGGGCCTCGGTCTCTTTCAGCTTCGCGGTGAGGGATTTGATGTCGGCCTGAGCTTTAGCGAGGGACTGTTCCATCTCATCACGCTGGGCCGCCAGCTGCTGCGCCCCGCTGTTGCCAGCGGTGAGCTGGGCCTCGGTCTCTTTCAGCTTCGCGGTCAGGGATTTGTTGTTGCTCTCAGCTTTAGCGAGCAATTTTTCCATTTCGCGGCGCCGTAGCTCTAACTGTTCGGTACCGGTGGACGCATTCTTATACTGCTCCTGCAGAGCGGCGAGCTTATTCGTGAGGGAGAAATTCTCTTCCTGCGCGGTCTGCAAGGCTTCCTCAAGATCGCTGTGCCGGTTTTCAAGCAGCTCAACGGTACTGCCGCCCTTTTTCAGTTCGTCACGGGTTTTGGCAAGCTGAGCAGTAAGAGACTGGCTGTTTTCCTGTTCATTCTTCAGTGCAGTTTCCAGATCGCGCAGACGCGTGTCGCCCGTTTTTTGCCGCTGTGCGAGGCTCTCTTCCAGCGAAGCCAGTTTTTTTCGCAGCGCCGCGTTATCCGCAGTCGTTGCGGTCAACGACTGGCGTAACGTCTCCTGGCGCGTTTTATCACTGCCGGACTGGGCAAGCGAGGCGTTGAGCCGGTCATTTTCTTTTTGCAGCTGCGCCAGCTGTTTTCTGAGGCCGACGACGTCGCTTTTTTGCAGTGCAAGGGTGTCCAGCTTCGCCTGTAAGGAGCGGTTTTCAAGCTGAAGCATCAGTACCGTTTTATCGGTGCTGCGTGGCGCAGGCTGACGTGCAGCGTCTTCACTGAGTTTCACTTTGCGCTTTAACGCAACGATTTCAGCCCGCAGGGCATCGCGTTCAGCGCGCGCCGCTTGCGTGTCATCCTGACGGTTATTTTCCGTCGTCTGCGCTTCGAGTGAAGAGATGCGTTTTTTCAGGCTGGCGTTCTGGTTACGCAGATGCTGTAGCTCTTGCGGCCTGGAGGAAGGCGAGGCAGGTGCAGGTGCCGGAGGTGGAACGTCCATACCCTGGGTATCCAGCCCCTGTATCGTCGACAGAAATGAATCGCTGGATGCTGCGATGGCCTGTTCCAAAGTGAAAGCAGGCGCAACAAGTGCGCCTACTAATATAAGCCTGATCTGCCAACTCAAGATTTTCATTCCCTGCTCCTGCTGCGGTCTTCCAGACCATGTTGTTGCGAAAAGTCGAGTTAATTACCGTTTATCATTGCGCCTTTTTTCAGTTCTTTTAACAGCAGTTGCGAAATGGTGTTGCAGCTGTCGTTAACGCGATACTGATAAAGCGGCGTCATAAGATCGGTTGTAGAGGTTGAAAGTTCACCCGCAATGCTGGCATAGGACTGCGTAGCGCGAAGATTACGATACAGTTCGTCAACCGAGGCGCGGTACGCGCCGTTGCGCAGCTTCGCAAGCTGTTTAGCTTCCACGAGGCAGCTATTAAGCCGGGCTTTCATCGCCGGATCGGCCTGGGCGCTGTTGTCATTGTCGGAACGAACCGCGGGTTGAGAAAGCGATGTTGACGACGCGGTGGTCGTTGTATTTTGCACTGCACCAGAAGACGTATTATTTACTGCAGGTTTTGGTGCAGACAGCCGGGAGGCAGATGACGTACTGCTGCCTGTCTGAGTACATCCCGTCACCGCAAAAGCCAGCACCACCGCAAGCATTTTAATTTTCATAATCAGAATGGTCCCTTCAACCTTCTATTTGCAAAGACGCAAGATACACAGCTGCGTAAAGCGCAGCTGTGAATGAAAAGCAACATCAGATTTTTTAGCCAGCTAACTTATTGAAATCCATAATGCTTATTAGTGGCATACAAACATATAACATTCAGGCAGTTACTTCACCGCAAAAGATAACCTGGAGGCCTGGCAAAAACAATGCCGTTATTATGTATCAACTGAACATTCAGATTCATTTTATGAATACTGAATGACAGGCATTGTGCGCCAGCCTCGCAAAGTCATCGGAGATGTATTATATCGCGCAGCGGGCAGTGAGCTAATTAACCGGTGCGAATGAATATAAAAAACGGATGAAACATATTTGTTAATTATATTCAGTGATGGATAACACAGAATAAGACGATATATTCTTTTGCTTATAAACGCTTGTGCCGGAACGGCAGAGTAAGACGTTAACAAAAGGACAGGAGGGGCAGTCAGACAAGAGTGGGATTTCAGAATGAAAAAAGGGCCTGACGTTACGTCAGGCCCTATTCCATATATGGCGGAAGCGCAGAGATTCGAACTCTGGAACCCTTTCGGGTCGCCGGTTTTCAAGACCGCACTTTAAGTGTTAGCAATCAATAGTATAGACGAATCACCTAGAATACAATCTATGTTCTTCGCCTAATGATTTCAAAAAGTTATGACATATGGAATCGACTTATTCCAAGTTGCTCACGCAGCATTTAATTGCTGATGCTTTGATCATATAAAAGCCAACCCCATTATTCATTAGCTCAGCCAATCCTTAAGATGCACTAACTTTATCTAGTCTCCACCACAGCAACCTACAGCGTGAGTTTTCTGTTATAGAAGCTTCAAGTCTTACTGCATTTGCACATTGTGTGCTAACGCAGTTTTTAAGGTGCAATGTTCGTAATTTTTTTATATGCCATTGTTAAAACTTGGCCTTTCCGCTTTCTTCCAATTCAGCCAAGGGCAAGGCTCGTCTATAAATAGCCAGTAACATTTTCAGTTGGACCAATTCATCTGAACCGGCAAGTAGCATCAATGCCTTATGTTGCTCATCATCGATACCCATCTCATCTTTCAATAATTTAGCAGCTTTGATTATCAGTTTAATTTCTCGCTCATTATTTTGCAGGCGTAGCTTATCAGACTTTAGCTTTGCCCATTCTCTCCGCCTATAATCGCGCATTACTGTGTGATATGCTTTATTAACTGCGAGAATACTTCCACTCATTGAACTTACTATCGCCGCAATTTGTAATGCAACATCCACTACTACAGAAAGCTCAATGAAACCAGGCGAGGCATACTTTATTTCCCTAACGATTGGTCTTTTTTCTTCAGGTATAAAGCTATACACACTTCTTATGAAATTGACTACACTATGCCCCCCTTCCCAAGGCATGGCTGCATACCCGGACCTATGCATACTTTCCTTTGTTTCTGATTTTCTCAAGCTTAGCGCATAAAAAATACCATATAATTGCAAATACTCTTTTGTTAGCACAGCAAAATCTTGTAACTCCCAGCGCTGATCAAGCCTTATTATAATTTTTCCCATCGTGGTTTTCCTAAGCTAATGTCTGGAAAACAATTTACTCGTGATCGCCTCCTCAGTAAATATTGTAAATATCATCAGTACTTCTCTTTTTTACATTCTCCATGCCTAAAGTACATCATAGCCTTACTGAATGTATAATAATTGAAATGATAATACTCATCTTACCAAGGGGATGTCAGATAGTCTGGTAGTGTAAGCTGGTGATAGCATTTCTCTTTTCATCTGCCACGTCTGTTTAATCCCCTGAGCTGCGAACTGCAAGGTGCCCCTTCCATAGCGATTATTCATTCCATCAAGGAGCCTCATCAGCGCCTCACTGTTTTCCTTCGGTGCGTTATCGTCGAACAGGTTAAGCTGCGCTACGCCCTGACTGAAAAAATCTCCAAGCATCACCCCGGCCTTCTGGTATCGATGACCATCCTTCCAGATGCGGTCCAAGCAAGCCGTTGCTGCGCCAAGAATGTCCCTAGTATCCTGAGTGGGTACCTGTAACTGAGTGGCGGCATTGTTGCCATAGTACGGCTCGTTGACAGCAAAAGGACTCGTTTTCACAAATACGGAGACATAGCAGCAGAATTGATGCTCGCCGCGCATCTTTTCTGCCGCTCTGCTGGCATAAGTGCAGATCGCCTGGCGCATATCCTCATAATTCGTTATACGTTCCCCAAAGCTGCGACTGTTGACTATCTCCTGCTTTAGCGGTGCAAATTCTTCCACACCAAGACATGACTCGCCGCGTAATTCACGAACGGTGCGCTCGAGCACCACGCTAAAATGCTTTCTGATGAAACAAAGATCGGCCTCTGCCAGTTGCAGCGCGGTGCAGATGCCCATGGCGTTCAGCTTTTTGGCAATACGTCGCCCTACTCCCCATACTTCCTCAACCGGCAGCAAGTGCATTAGTTTTTTCTGCCGATCCACGTTGGACAGATCAACAACCCCGCCGGTGGCCTTCCATGTCTTTGCTGCATGGTTAGCGAGTTTCGCCAGAGTTTTGGTCTGTGCAACCCCCACGCCTACACGAAGCATTGTGTGCTGAAACACTTTGTCTTTCAGCTCCCTTCCGAACTCATGCAGATCACGGCAGTTACGAATGCCCGTCAGGTCGCAAAAAGCCTCATCGATGCTGTATACCTCTACCCTAGGGCAGAGTTGTTCAAGCGTAGTCATCACGCGTTGGCTCATGTCCCCATAGAGGGCATAGTTCGAACTGAAGCAGATAACCCCTTTCTGCCGGAAATAATCCTTCATCTGGAAGTACGGCGCACCCATCTTAATATCAAGCGCCTTCGCTTCAGCAGAACGCGCTATCACACAGCCGTCATTATTCGAGAGAACGACAACAGGTTTGCCCAGCAAATCCGGGCGCCATGCCGTTTCGCAGCTGCAGTAAAAGCTATTCACATCCACCAGCGCAAACATTACATCACCGGGCAGTCGTCGAACTCGCCCGTCCTCGCGTCATTGATGATGTGGGTGATTACCCCTTTCACTATGGCGTGAGGGTTATCGTCTGCAATCTCGTAGATTTCAAAATGATCGGGAAAGTCCAAGTCTTCCAGTCGTGGTGAAGGCTTCAGCCGGAGACGGCGAAGCGCTATTTCCCCGCCGAGGTGGCACATAACGATCGAGCCCTCGCAAGGTGTTGCGGCACAATCAAGGATAAGCATCGCCCCCTTCTTGATCGCAGCGCGCCATGAAGAGATTTCGGTCTGAAGAATATAGGTCGAGGGACGGTTAAGCTTGCACACGGCATCAAGAGAAATTGGAGTGTCCGTATAATCCTCAGCTGGCGACTGGAACATTCAGCACCCCCCATTAGGATTAAAAAGCATGAAGGTCCGGTTCTCGCCTTCAACTTTCGATACATCGCGGAACGTAGAGACAGACAACTCAATCCATTGATTCGCTTCACGGCAGCTCCATTCGTAATTGACTTTTTTGAGCTGTGCAACGAAATCGTCTGTCGTTACGGTGCGGCTACCATTCGATTCAACTTTAACAGCTGCATCAAATGCGCAGCCAGTTTCATACCGGCGGGCCATAATGATCTCCTTCTGTTGTTATTACTGTATTTATATACAGTATATTTACTGAGGGAGGAGATCAATACGAAGCGGCCTATCAATTCGGCGCGCTGACAGATGGGCTTGGCGAGGCTCTATGTCGGCAACTGCAACCTCCGACAGCTTTGTGCCAAGAGCGGACATTTTTAGATTAATAGAAAGTCATTCAATCGGTATCAGCTAAGAATTATTTCATCAACAATTCATCCTTAAACTAAATTTAAGTTGTTAGTTAGCGAGTCGGCATGAGAGATTTAGGGGATACTATTTCTTAATGGCTTTACCCGGAAAGCTGATTCTGTATAAACTACTAACCACTCAACCAGCGCGAGTCATTTGTAAGGATTTTGATAATGGATTATGTAGATAGCGAATTAAAGCCCGTTGCAGAAAGCGTTAAAAATAAATTTATTGATTTGAAAAATAATCTACAGGTTCTGAGTGGGCAAGGAGAGGTACAACTGCTTTATCGCGGGGAAGAGCTACGTAATATAAAAAATCGGCTGCTAAGACAAAAAACTTCCCCAAAAGAAAACGAAATTTATGAGCGTGCTTTTTACTTTGGTGACAAAGCTAGACATTTCTCAGTCGATGTTTTTACGCCGGGGAGAAACTACCTTATGAATATCAGAGACGAATCAGATCAAACCTTCATGTTTATTCATGATCGCATTTGCAATATTCTAAATGAACCCAAGCTATCGACCAGAGTCGAAAAGTGTACAGATGATAGGTTCCGGCAATACTTTCTTAGCCCTGGCTCTGAAGTAGATTTCCTTAAAAAAGTTAAATCTTGTTACACTGACAGGACGAAAATCAACGTTCGTGATTATTATTTATACTTTCTTCATGTTGCAGGAACACCAGGCATTCGCAAGGAAACAATGCTAGTCTCCACATCAAAAGATAAATCCACTGCAATACAGTTTTCTGAATCCACAAAAAAAGAAAGAGTGATATTTCATTACTTTATTCCTGCACCATTCCAAGATTATGCCATCGGGCCATGGGAAATTGAACATCATGAAAAAGTAATTCATGGCACGGGTCTCCCCTCATATTATCCAAAAGGATTGTATCCTGAACAGAATGAAATAGCTGTTAAAGGCGCACTGTTTCCGCATTTTCTTTTAGGAATAGAATTGGTTGGTAAAAATAAATTTATAATAAATACTAACTTTATAAATGCTGACAACATAAATGATATTCAATCGATTGCTCAGCATGGATTTAATATAGATCAGAAAGATTTTGAAAAAAATATATTTGACACTGGGTATATACGCTATGGTCAAATCGATGGTAAACGAGAGTTCAGCTCTTATGATGTTTTAAAATGAGTCTGTCAGTATTTCTGCGTGACTGCAACTGTGTTAAAGGTGATCGCTCGGGCGGTTGCTGCGCTTGGTAATAATACTATTCATCGTTATTAGCCATTTTTAGATCGGTATACTTCATTTTTTACACATCCTTGATAACCCGACAAAGCATCTTCACTATCGAGCGAGTCTTCTGTCGGAAACACATATTATTTCTTAATCAGGATGCTGTAAGCGTTTTCTGCAAAAAACCATATAGTTTTTTAGGGTTACTATAGGACTGTTAAATCCTTTATTCCCACAGTCTGCTCATCACTGCCATCAGACCTCGCGATGCTTGATTCAATCTGTTCTGTGCTATAAACAGACATTGATAACATCAGTCTGTGCTGATCATTGAGAGAAGGTTACAACGGATATCTGGCGATCAAGGAAGCATCGAAAAAATGGAGTATGCCGATTCCAAACTATCATCTGGGGATGAGTCGTTTATTATCGAATTCGGTGACCGCCTGCGCGATCACCATTTAACTAATAGGCGGTTAAAAAGAATAACTGACAGGCTCAGGTGCCTTACTCAGGCACCTCTTAGCTTTTATCATAAACAAGTTCCGGCAGTTCTTGGGGCCGCGGTATTAACCTGCGCTCTGATTTTTATACAGAGCCGATTTTCGTAACTCATTTTTCAATTTTTGGAACTCGCGAGTCAGTCCCTGTACACCGAAGTAGCAGAGAGAAAATGTTTCATACATTCCTCTGGCCGTATAAATCAAGTCGCTGACATCATTGGGATGTAGTGCAACTGTGTCCGACTTCATGAAAGCTTGCAAAAGCTCCCCACGGCCATGTGTAAAGAGTGAGAACTTTTCGTATTGGGCCAGTCCCTGCTTAGTGAACTGTATAAACATTCCTTCTAGGCCATTTTTCCCTTCTTCCCCAAACTTATCGAGTGCTGTGGCCATCTTGAAGAACGATGGGAATTCCTTTTCTCCAGAAATTAATGGCTTTACATCCGTTTTTTTTGGTTTTTCGATAAACTCCAGATATATAGCTTTGGTATATATTTCCTGAAATGAACGAAGAACGACTATAGCGGGGAAAGGATTGACGTTGCCGATCATCATTAGAAATGAGTCATAAAAATGTGTACACAGTCTGAAGTAAGCACGATTCAGATTAATATAGTCATCTTCAGATGCTTTTTGCTTACTATTACTTAGCTCCTGGATAAGTACGAATTTTTTTAAAGCTTCATCATAGGTAGCCTGCAGTTGTTCAGTGTTCATTCTTGCATCCTTGTTATATTTAGCCCAACGTAATAAGTAAATCCCATTAAATGTAACAACACTTGTATTCTTAGAAAACCCTAATATTTGGATATGAATTTTGTGCAATCGCTAAATTTTTATTCAAGGTGTTTTTTAATTCAGCAACTTTATAATCAATTTTATCAAGTTTATTTACTAATGTATCATGCTGAGTTGTTGTGAATGTTCCACTTCGTTGATTTGATAGTACTGTTAAATCTTCTTCTACAAAAATCCTTGTATATTGCAATGTTAATATTTGAAGGTAGACCTCAAACAGGCTTTTGTATAGATCGTACTCGGCCTGCTTGATCTTTCCTTTAGAAAGATCGTAATTCAAATTCGAAATTTTTCTTTTAGTTTGCACTTTTTTTGACGATAGTTTTTTTTTAACACTTCCGTTCATATCTAAGCCTTTGAGTTCTGTGTTTATATTGAATTACCACGACATACTGCATCATGAATAAAGATTTGTAAATTCCTACTTCCTTTGCCAGCCGCTCTCTATGCGCAATGTATTTACTGGTTGTTGCCAATCCAAAAAATACTCCCTCTAAGCGAGTGATGCAGCGATTAGGAATGACTTACAAAGCAATAGAACAGCATCACGATGTGCCCTGCGTGGTTTATGAACCTAGCATTCAGCGCGATCAATAGTAATTGGGATTTTAACACAACGTCTGCTTCTCGCTAAAGCGAACATTACACCGCGTTCAGGAGATGAGGCCTCTAGGTAGGTCGCGCTGATTTAGCTCTCTGTTTCTGACGTTACTTTTTCAGGCATCTGTAACCTTACTGAGACGTAAACCAATGCCGGAATATCGACTGGATCGCCATTTTTTTTCCCTTCAATCAGGTTCTGCGCGAAAGACGGAGCAGACTCGTTAACACGATGGTAGGTCTTCACCAGAACTGATCCATCGGCATTCACCTCATAATCCAGCCAAAGCAGCGGTTGCTTGTTGCGGTCTAAAGGGATTTCGAAGCCGCCATCCGGCCCGCCCCAGCCGCCATCAGCATTGAGTCCTAAGCAGCCCTCAATAAGGTAAACGCCTTCTGCCTGACGGGTAACGGTGACTCCTTCTGATTCCTCGTTGGTTTCAAATGCACCGTCGGCATATATCTTTACTACGGGTGAGGCCCGCTTAATGAATCCGTTGGAGTCGACGGTCGTATTGCCGCTATCCCAAGATACACGCCATGCGGACCAGTTGCCATTCACGCGCGCGCGGGACCCGATGCTAGCAGACACGCCGACCTGTATCTGGCTTGCGTTGCCACCTTCAACTCGGGACATAACGAGCATCGGCATATATTCGCTAATGAAATTAATCCCTCCCGCGCCAGCGCCAGTATAAAAGCCGTTATACGTCGCATTGTTCGCATTCGGCGGGTTGCCGGACGGCACGACACCTATCGGGGAGCCTATGCCATACATCCCCTCAGCAAGAAGCGAGACGCCATCAAGATTGGGTATGCCAAGGGTCTTGGTAACGGCGGTTGTACCACTGGCATCGGTCATTTCAATAGCACCCCATGCCTCGCCGCCAACTCGACGTTTAGCCACCAACGCTACTTTCGCTGAAAGAGCACCAGCCACGCGGATTTCCGATTGAGCGCGACCACCCTCAAGCAGTGATTGTGCTGGCTGCCCGGAGGCGTAGCTATTCATGACCCCAAAGGATGTGTTAGCGGCCAGGAACGCACCGGATGCGCGGATTACCCACACATTAAAGAATGAGTTCGGGCGAACTTCGCTGATGCCCTTATAAACAGGACTGGAACGGCTCGCATCAAATGTTAGATCCGTCCTGCTGTTAATTACCGCTGTGGTTCCAAGCGATGATGTTGATGCATTAACATTACTGAATGCGCCATATGCAGCTGCAAGCCCACCGTTTAGGGGTGGTGCCATTACAAATGTACCAGTTATATTCGGCACGCCCCCCGTTTGCACATTGCCAGCGACGCCAGCCCCGCCATCACCTCGCCCGTAAAGGCTAGACACCGAATTTAGCTGCACGCCGTTAAGGTCAGGCACACGGAAGGTTGCGGAGCCGTCCCCGTCAGAGTATTTACCGCGCAGTGACACATCGCCGCGCCAGTCGGCATCTGCAATAACACCCACCATCTGAGCATAAGCCCACAGGTCGGGCCAGTCCACTCGCTTTAGCAGCTGACCATCGGCGACCACCTCGTATGGTGGGATATAGTTGCGGCTGTCATGCAAACGTTTGGAGCCGATGCCGAAGTTCATGACCCCCGACTGTGTCGGACCAGTGGCGCCACCAGCCATGTTCTGCACCTGTAACAGTGTTGGCGCCTCATTGGGGTTAATAGCTGGCGCACCTAAGGGCAATGGTTTGCCATCAATCAGATTCTGTAAGGCTACAGCTTTCTTGTCCACATCCGCCAGGTTCTCGGCTTTAAGGAGTGCATTAGCCGGGTTCGAAGCGGCGGCGCGATCGGCCTCTTCTCTGGCACGTTCGGCCTGCTCGGTTGACAGCGTTACCTGAGCTGCACCGCGCTGTTCAGCGTCATCTGCGGCACGTTCTGCCCGCTCTGCCTGTTCAGTGGCTGTTGTGGCCTGTTTCCCGGCTTCTGTGGCGCTCATGGCAGCAGCCTGTTGTGATTCCGCAGCTGCCTGTGCTGCTGCCGTTGCCTCTGAGGCTTTACTCTCAACCTCCTGCCGATCTGCTGCGACCGTTTGTTTATCCGCGGCCACGGCGTTTTGTGACTGCCGGATCTGGTCTGCGATTTTCTGAGCCTGCACCAGGTCTACTGTTTTGAGCAGATCAACAATTTTCAGCCAGCTGGGACCGGTGAATTGTGACCCGTCCTTCAGCGTAACCGTGATGTCATCGCTCACGCTGAATACCTGCTGCCAGTTATCTTTGTCCAGGTTCTGCCCGCGCAGTGCTTCGGTGATCTGTGTTGCCAGCGCTGCTGTAATCAGGCTTTGCGCTTCGCGTGGCACTTCATACCAGGCCAGCCCGCTTTGCGTTGGACCGGTGAACTTACTGATAAGCGTAAGTTGCGTATCGCTGACGATGGATTTGACAGTCAGGGTGTAAGGCGTACCGCCAATGCTTACCACAATGAAATCACCAGTCTTCATCGTAGTGAATGTAGTGCCTGTACCTTTTACGGCGTCAGATTTATTAGTTAATGCGAGAGTTCCTGCCGACATGGCAATCTCCTGAGATAAATAATCCGTTAAAGCGAATTAAATATGTGGAATTGAGGTTGAAATATCAGAATCCTGACATTGGGTTGATATAATTGCGGGAAAATTTAATAGATGAGATGAATCGTGATAAAAAGATACCACGCTGCAATTATTCCTTTTTTATTGATTGCCGGATGCTCAGCCAGTGAGCGACCTTATAATTTTGTAATGGACTATCCGGTGGAGGCTTCAAGGCTTTCCCTTTCAGGAAAACTCGTGGCTAACATAAACTGCGACACTAATTCACTTACCGTAATCAGCGACACAAGTAATGGCATATTTGCCCGGCACGTTAAGAAGCGCCTGAGTAATTTATGTTATGGACAGTCTGGGGTCAAAAATGTGAATTATGTGTTCAATGCGCCGCGCGCACCGGCTTATGACATGATCGCAACGCAACCACAGCGCATCCCGGAGTTTTAAATTCCCACAAACTGAGCCAGGGGGATTCGCAGCCCCCGGCTCTGGAATGTTTGCGCCCATGTTTTCTGCTTCAGACTGATGTAGCGCCCCTGTAACTGCGAGCCTGTCCAGTGAAAAACAACCCCGGAGTAACCAAGATTCAGGTCGTCTCCGCCGTAGCTGAGGTTGCCGGGGCAGTTATTGACCAGTATCCACGGGTTAAAATCCAGCGCCATGGAGATAGTATTATTCTGGAAGTCAAACCCTGCCGGCACCTCAAAGAATTTCACAATGCGCGGCATACGCGAGGCAGAAAGCGCACTCCAGATAAGATTTCCGTTCCTGTCAAAAACATCCATGTATCCGCTATCAACGGGGATATTACGCGCCGTGCGGATCATCCTGCCGCAGTTCTGCTCCACAATATCAGCGCCGGGAAATCCATATCGACCGGCATTAAACTGAAGCCATCTCAAACGTCCATCATTCCAGAATTCCTGCGGCAAATATCCAAGTGTGCTTCCGTCGCCAAATGGGCTATCAATCCGGTAAAATCCCCGGTCAGTTATATTCGTCATGGCCCGCGAATCATAAAACATGGTGGATCGATTATCGGAATCAATAAGTAGCTTGCCATCTTCGTTATATACCTCAAACCCGCTCATTCGAAATTATATACCTCAATGGTTAACGTATTAGACACACCGGACCCTGTCGTTTGCATTAAGACAGCATTAAAGCCGCCATTATAAGCGCGGCAGAAGTATTCGTTAGGGTTCTTAAGGGAGGCAGAGGTGATAATTACAACCGTGCCGTTCTGAGTAGCGCCACTGAATGCGATGTTCTTTGATGTCTCAGTGGCGTTAAATGTCACCGTTGTGCTGCCCATATAACGCAGGCTGTAATCAGTCAGATCTACTGCCACACGCCCCTGGGCGTCCCAGCATTGCAGCCCTTGCGCCATTACCACAGCCCCATTCTGAGTCGTAACACGTTATTGCTGTCGAAGATGCGAACAAGCGTGCTGGTGATAATCATCCTGCCGCCGCCGGCCACACCGTTAATTTCCAGCGTGCCGTTTTTATCCAGTCGCCAGCCCTGTGAGCCGGAGACGAAGTTATTCGACTGGATGAAGTTGCCGATTTTGGTGTTGGTTATTGTGCCGTCCTGGATGAAGGCCGAACTGATAAACACCTGCCCGTTGACCACGGCGAACGGTGAATACTGCGTGGTGCCGCTTCCGCTCATCAGCACGAACTGATTGGCGTTGAACGCAACCCGCGTGACCACCGGCTTTCCGGCCTCCGCGATGGCCGCGACCGACATGCCCGCCAGATACTCGATATCGTTAATCTTCACGCCAACCTTCAGCGTGTGGATTGCCGATGAGCCGTTGGAATCCACTAGCGCGGTAAGCTTCTCCTGCACCTGAGCGGAAACATCGCCAATCTGTGCCCGCACATCCGTTTCCAGATCCGCAAGCCCCTTATCGACGTCTGCGATGGTTGTCTTAACCGTCAGGATTTCGGCCCGCACCTCCCCCAGCTGCCGCCACTGGTGATCCACTGTGGCATTGTTAGCAAGCGCATTCTGCAGCGCCGCCTCAATGCTGTTATCAAGGCTGCTGGTCAGGCGCTCCCCGTCCTGCGATGTCAGGAAATCGCCAGCGATGTCGCCCAGATAATCATCGGCGTTATCGTTAGACATGCCCCTGATCCAGTCCGTCCAGCCGGATTCATTCCCGGTTTTGTCCACCAGCTGCGCCCGGTACCAGAACTCCTGTCCTGCACGTAGTCCCAGCTGCGTATATTCAGCTGAGGGGTATGGCACATCACTCAGTAATATCGGATCGGAAAAGTCAGTGTTTGCGGTGTACTGAATTTCAGTTTTCAGGGTGTCGGCGGTGTTTTCCGGGAACCCCCAGTTAAGCCGGATACCCCAGTTGATGCCCGTTGCGATAAAACCAACTGGCTTCGGAGGGTTGCCGACCTTGCCGGTGAGCACCGTTTCGTCTGAATATCCCCAGCCACTGGATATTTCTGCCGCGTTGATTGCCCTCACCCGGACCAGGTACCGACCGGCGTAAATGTTTGGCACCTCAAAAGAGGTCGTGGAGCTGCGCGGCACGTTTACCCAGTTGCCGTCATTGCGACGCCATTGTGCTTCATAGGCGATGGCGCTGGCGGACTTGTCCCATGTGGCCCGCAGCGTCTGCACGCTGATGCCCTGCTGCACCCGTGAATAGCTGTTGATACTGATATTCTCGGGTATGGCCTGCGTGCCGGGAGGAATAACGCTTATTGGCCTCTGATCAATAATGGCGCCGGTATCGATGCGGGCGTATTTATCCGGGTCATGGTAAGCCGCGGAAATGGTGAACGTACCATCATCGTTATCAGTGACGCTGACCACCCGGTACTGCTGGGCGTAGAGTTCGTTCGACTCAACCACCCAGACGCTTTCCGCCTGCGGCGTTTCTTTATAAGCGGTCGATACAGTCACAACGTTTTTACTGATGGACTGGATCGTCCGGCTCTGTGCCGCGCCGGAAGGAAGGTTGAGGATAAGGCGGTCACCGGCCACCGCATCCGGTACGCGGTCAAGCGTAATAACGCGGTTGTTTATCGCACTGATACGCCCGCCAGTGACTTTCCCGGACAGCATTTCATCTGCAACAGCAATGATGTATCCCGGTTGCGGAATGTTGCCATCGAGGCCCACGCCGAACGTCACAACACGGTCTTTGTTGTTGGTCAGAATACCCCAGCGGCCCTTACGGTTAGCTTCAGACTGGCGGGTGCAGCCAATGGCCGTCATCTCGAGCTGGTTAAACCCATAGCGTGCCACCAGCGCCTGCTCAAACACCGGCTCCATGGCATCGGCGTATGCATTATCCGGATCGGACCAGGAAACCAGTGCAGTGGTATAGCGACTTTTTGCCGTGCTGCTTGAATAGGTGAAACGGCCCTCAATGACGTTTGCACGCGTGTAGCTGTAATCAACATCACGGGGCATATCGGCAAGCGCAACGATCTGATTACCGCCCCAGTACGTCATGCCCCGGAAGATAGCGGCAAAGTCGCGCAGCACGGTATACGCCTCGTTGCGGTCCTGCACGTAGACATTGCAGGTATATCGCGGTTCCGTGCCGTTCCCGCCACGTCCATCAGGTACAGGCTGATCGCAGTACTGTGCCACCTGATACAGCGTCCACTTGTCGATATTGGCAGCGGTCAGCCTGTTGCCAAGACCAAAGCGCTCCGTAACAACCAGATCGTAAAATACCCATGCCGGGTTATCTGTCCAGGCCCATTTAAAGGCACCGGTCCACGTGCCACTGTACGTGCGCCCTACCGGATCGTAATTATCCGGCACGCGGATGACGCGGCCGCGCGGCGCGCAGGCAATCTGGGGGATGCTGCCGTTGAACTGGCTGGAATCGAATTCAACATACAGCAGCGCGGTGTTTGGATAGCGCAGCTTCGCATCAATGACTTCGGTAAAGCTCTGCAGCGTCATCGTGTCGCCGATTTTTGCGCTGTTTGCATCTGTTGTGATTTTACGAAGGCGAAGCGTCCACGTGCTGCCGGCTTGCGGTAAGTCGATGCGATGGCTGCGCTCATAACCAGAGGTCGTTTTACCCGTCACTGACGTTGTGAAAACCGTTCTCCACGCGCCACCATCGGTTTGAATGTCAACGGCATACTTAACGGAATAGCCAACCAGATCGCCGTCGTCTTCCTGGCGAAATAATGACGGCCATTTGAGGCGCAGCCTGACAGCTGAGAGTTGCGTATTGGTAAAGGTACGTGTCCAGGCGGACGAACTGGACACCTCAGTGCCTACGCTTATTTCATTCTCAGAGCCTGGCATACCATGAATGTATTTCTGCGCCTGGGTACCTGCTCGAAACTCCCAGACCACACCGCTGAAGTTTTTAGAGCCGTCAGGGTTTTCAAGCGGGGTACCATCGAGATAAATATTTCTGGCAGTCAGGCCACCAGCAAACTCCCCCTCACCCAGCGCGATGAGTACTTTTGCTTTAGCAACAGACTGCAGATCATCTGGCTGTTCCGTTGGCGTGCGTGATTTTGACCCGCCTCCTTTGCAGCCTTTTAACGCCAATGCATTTGCCATACCATCTCCATAAGGAATAAAATAGTTCCGCGTTTGATAAATGATAACCACGTGTAACTTAATAAAATAAAAGTGAGAGCGGATATGAATAAGTTCGACAGAAATTTGCAAAAAAAGATATTGGAGGTGTGTTTCGAAGCTTACCCCGAACATACAACCTGGGAGTTATTCGCACCAACTCAATTCGATTTAAATATTACAGAGATAGATCATGAAACACTAAGCGCAAATATAATCTACCTTGAAGAACACTCATTGATTACTATACAAAGCAGAACAAGCGATGATCCATATAGTTTCTTAGATAGTATGCGAGCCACACACAAGGGTATAGACTTCTTGTTAAATGACGGTGGCCTTTCAGCCATTTTAAATGTACAAACGATTCGCTTTCACAAAGAAACCATTGTGGTTTTAGAAGATTTAATTGCAATTTCCAATCTAAGTGAATCGCAAAAAGAGGAAGCAAAGTTGAAACTTAAAGATATCTCCAATGACGTCATAAAATGTATCATTCAATCTATAACTGATGCCGGGTTATCAATTCTTTTGCCAAAATGAACGCGTATTTTAATGAACAGGTTGAAAGCAAAATTTTTTAACCCCTTGCTTCATTGTTGATCTTCAACATAGATGCCAGCAGAGATAATGGCTCCACCAATGCGGCGCTTGCCGTAAAGCAGTGGAACCGGGTAGCCTTGTGCGGCGGTGTTAGTCACACCGCCAAAAGCGTAAGAGGCCCGGTTGTCAGGGTCTTGTTTGCTGGCAAGCCCGCCAGGTTGTGGCGAGAGAAGCTGAATGATCCCCCCCACAGCTAAAGATGTACCAATAGCCGCAGCAAAACCTGTTAATCCCCCAGCCGTAAAAGCTGCGCCGATACCTCCTGAAACAACAACCGCAGCAGCTACTAAAACAGCACCTAAGATTGTTTGCAACAGGCCTGCTTTTTTACTTCCAATAATAATTGGAATGATGCGTATGACCTCAGAGTTGATCGGATAATCAAGGTCTTCAACGCCAATATTTTTCTTACCATTAAATACTGCATATGTCAGACCTCTTAACTTGCTTGAATTCAGAAACTTTTCGAAGCCTTTAATGGTTGCAGCCAATGCCCGTATAGCTTCCCTTCGCGTTTCTATAACCCGATAATGAGTCTTACCAAATGTTTTGCCCAGAACGCCGCCAAGCTCAATGCGTGTCATTAGTTCGCTCATTCCTACCACCATAAAAAAAGCCCGCTTAGCGGGCTGTGCTTATATACATTTCTTCACAACACCCAGCCTGCTATTTACCCTATAACCAAACAGACCACCCTGATGATAAAAAAGAATTGTTGTGGCTTCGCCAGTTTTCTTTATATCCGCAAGCTCGAGTTGACTCTGACTATAAACGGATTTTCCTTTTTCAAAGTCCTGTATAAAAACAGGGCCATAAGTCTGGCTCTTTTCTTGCCAACCGCTAAGAATGCAGTTGGCAATTCCATCAGCATCTTTGCTAGAAGTAAATTCAGCAGCCGGAGCACCAGCCCTCATATCTGACATGGATGAACAGGATGATAAAAATATTGATGATAAAATCAAAAGTATATTGCGCATGCTACCCCCTTAAAATATTTAGGGAGGTTAGCACAGGGTTTTGAATCGTAGAACCTTCACGGTGCGATCCATCCAGTACCCGCCATAGGGAACGCGCTGGCTGAGATGGCCGTACAGATGGTGCAAGAGCATGTTCCCTTCCAGTAGTATCCCCGCATGGTTCCACTTATTCGACTGCACCTGCATGATCACCATGTCACCTGGCTGAGTCGGGCCAGAGAACTCCCGAAAGCCACATTCATACCAGTTATCGCGGTAAAGGTTCTCCGGATGCTGGTCTTCCCACCATGGATAATCAACGCGGTAATCCTGCAGCTCAATGCCGTGATGCTGGCGGAAATAGCTCATCACCAGCCCCCAGCAGTCGTAGACGCCCAGCACAAACGGGCGCTCAATTAAGGGCAGCTCACCGCGGGGCATTACCGTGCGTAAATCCCCTTCGGGCCAGCTCACAATATGCCATGGTACTTCCGTCGCATCACACTGTGCCTTGTCCAGTTCGCTCGGCTGGGTGGTGGCGTCAGGATGGCTATGTACGATGCCGGTGACCGTTCCCCAGTCTTCGGCGGCAGCGTAATCCTCGGGTGAAAGGTGAAAGTGCTCGGTCGGATCTGACGCGATATTGCGGCACGGGAAATAGCGTTCCACCCTGCTTTTTTGCACCACCAGCCCGCAGCACTCGCGGGGATACTCAGCCTCCGCGTGCGCCATGATGGCCGCGATGGTCTTTTTGCGCATGCTAACTCCTGATGAGAGACGTGCCCGGAAAGCCGCCAAACGAAAGCTCGTTATTTTCACCGAAGCGCAGCTTGCAGGCCGTCAGCGTGCCGTTGCACTGGTCGCGTGAAGGGTCGCTTACCGGTTTGTTGTTTTTATCGAAGTATCGCGTTCCGGCATAATCACAGCCGTCGCCGGTGCGGTACTTGTTCCGGATGCACCAGGTGCAGAGCGAATGAAGCTGCCGCGTTGGGATCAGCAAGCCCTGCAAATCCATCGGGCTGGAAAGCGCGAACTCGACGACCTCACTGGTCTCGCTATTTTTCGCATCGATGTACCAGACCTGCAGCTTCTCCTGCGTCGGATCGGCTGAGGCGTTCCCTGCTTCAAAATTGCGGGCATCCAAGTACTGCGCCAGCGTGTCATGAAGGGTAACTTTCGCCTGCAGCAGATCGTCATAAGCGAGACAAAGCGCCGTGATTGAGCCGTCGAGGTTCGCAACGGACAAACGCGGCGTGGCACTCCCGCCGCTGGTCGATGCCTCCAGCCCTTCGATTGCACACGGCCACGCCTTGTATTCAGCGCCCTGCCACCATATCGATTTAGCCGTCAGCTTCGACTCATCCCCTTTCGCTGCCAGAATTTCGGCCTCGGTGTGCGGGATGTTGTGACTGTGAAACCGCAGGATGTCATCGACGCCGAACGCTGACCCATCCACCTCATACAGGCGGATGGTGTTTCCCGGCTCCAGTTTCTGGTAATCGCTGTTAAGACTCATGGTTTGAATGCCTGTTCGAATGTCAGGGAAAGCGAGTACATCCCGGCACCAAGTGCCACGGGGGTGTATTTGTCGCAGCGATAAAGCCCGGTGGGCTCAAGCGGTGGCGTCCACTGAAAGGCCTTCACGCCCTGGTGAAGGTCGAGGAAGGCTTTTATCTCAGTAATAAACGCCTCATCGCCCGTGAACTGTAGTTTCCAGCTCTGTGACCGGGGATTAATGCCATCCCCGGATACCTGCTGATACCCGTCGCCAAACTGTGCCGTTCGTCTGCGAAAGCTGACGTCCTGCTCGGCATTAATACGCGGGCACCAGGTAAATGACTCAATTGCCATCATCGACTCCCTTTCGCGAGGTTCCACAGGGCGCCACCCGGCGATGAGTCCCTGCGCATCAGCTCGCGATATTTCTGCTCAACATAGGTCCCAATTTGGCGGCCAAAATCCTCTGCGCCCCCGGACGTGCCGGACTGCGCATTGCCGTTGCCGTCGATGTGGATATTCACCTGAACACCAGCCCCGACACCCTGTGGCGGAGTGCTCCCCTCTTTAACGGCGCGAACACCCAGGGAACCATCGGCTGCACGCGTCAGCGGCATGATGGCTTCCGGCCCCGCCTCGCCCATCAGCCCTGCACCTTTGGCAAAGGCAAAGAGCGTCGGAGAGCTCACAACCGAGCCGCTGTACTGACTCAGGTCACTGGACGCGTAAACCCCGCCTTTGGCGTTGAACGTGAGATTTGAGGCCGCCGACGTGTAAGCCCCGGATGGTGTGGTCCCGCCCGCGCCAGCTGCACCACCAGCAACAGCACTGGCGACGCCACCGATAAGCGAACCCAGCAGCCCCGAAGAAGATGAAACGCTGCTCAGGGCGTTTACCGCTGCCATCTGAAGGGCCACTTTGGCGATGATTTGCAGCACCGATATGCCCCAGGACTTCCAGCTGACCTTGTTTCCTTCAAGCATCGAGGTGACATTATCGAAAACGCCGTTTAACGAGGATTTGACGCCCGAAGACACCGCCCCGGAAACGTCACTGATTTCATCGAGCCAGTCAGCGTAACCATCCTGCGCCCCCGCTATCCAGTCGACCTGCAGTGCGTCCACCTGCTGGTAATAATTTTCCTGAATTCTCAGCCGTTCAGACTGGGCATCGCGCAGCGCCTGCGTTTCACGGTCATACACTGACTTTGAAATTTCCCCGCCCTGGTACTGCTTCTGAAGCTCTCTGTGCTGATCCAGAAAATCACGTTCAATGCTGAGGCGCTCCCTGAGCCGCCCGCGCTCTTTATCGCCGAGGCCTGCGCCCTGCACCTCAACACCTGTCGTGGCTCGGGCGTTATCATTCTGCGCAGCCAGATTGGCAACATAGGCGGCTACTTTGGCGTTTTCCTCATTGGCTTTTTTGACCGCGTTGAGACGATCAACTTCCTGCGCGAGCTGCATAAGCCGTTGCCGGTGGATGTCATTAATGCCGTTGAGTTTGCCTTCAGCCAGATCGAACTGAAGTTTTTGCTGCTCTGTTACCTCGACCGTTTTCTTCCCGGTCGTGTCTGCCAGCGCTATCTGGCGCAGGTAACTTTGCTCCATCGCCCTGAAGGCGCTTTCTAACTTTTTGGCCTCCGTATCAACCGCAGCCTTGCCATTTGTCGCGCCGGGAGGCAACACGAACTGCGACGACCCGACTGTTGCAGCCATGACAGGAAGAGGCGCTTCCGGTTTAGTCTGTAACTCATCCCTGATCTTAATGAGGCCTTCCAGTTCAGCAGTCATCGCCTTCACGCTGTCATCCTTGCCGGTAACCCAGCCAAAGAACGACTCACCTTGCCCGTAATAGCCTTTCCTGCCGGACAGGAAGTGATCGAGGTACTTGATACGCTCCTCGACCTGCCCGAGGTCTTTTGTGTCGATGCGCCCGCCAAGCGCCGCCATTCTGTTACCGGATGTGGAGGCGAGTTCACCGGCAGCACCGGCAGCTTTGATGAGCCAGCCGGCAAGCTCGGCCACCTGGCTGACCATAGACACCAGGCCCTTCAGTACTTCGGGGTCAGTTAATACGTTATGAATTTCTTTGAGGGAATTGTTCAGGGGGCTGAGGTCCACACCAGCCAGCCCTGCGGCAATCTCCATTTTCAGGCCTCTGACCTGCGCTTCCATGTCCTGAAACAGGTCATTAACCTTCACCAGGTCATCAATCGATGCGGGGTCCGGGGCGACGCCATAATCCTTCGCAAGCTGGATGAACTGGGTCAGCTTCGCGTTATTGTTGTCAAACAGGGGAAGCAGCTTCGACAGGTCGTTGCCCAGGCTTTCAAGGATAGTGACCTTGCCGGCGTTAGAGCTGATTTTCCCCAGCGCCTCGCCAATCGCCAGCATCTGCTTATCAGGCGATACCTTTGATAACTTTTCGGCGGACAGGCCCAGCGCGTTAAGCGCATCAACCGCTTCTCCTGACTTGTTCAGGACGGCATCACCTATCTTGTCGCTGAGGTCTTTGAAGATATCAGCCATGTTGTCACCGGCGACACCCGCCTTCTCGGCGGCAAACTGCCAGGCCAGCAATTCCTGCGTGGACATCTTCAGCGATTTCGCCCACTGGTCAGTGGCGTTAATCTGCTCGGATGTTGATTTCAGTAATGCGAACCCGGCAGTGCCTGCCGCAACCGCCGCGGCCTGCATCGCTCCGCCCACTGAAAGAATGGCGGCTGAGGTGGCGGCGGCATCTTTCTGAACCTGCTTTGCCCATTTGTCAGAGGCTCGCTGCGCTTTCTCCATGCCGGATGTAAAGCCACCCACCTTCGCGATCAGGTCGATCGTCAGTGTTCCCAGGGATTTGGAAGCCATAAACTCTCCATTGGCGGCAGTTATGTCCAGCTACTCATCGCTTCCTCAAGAGAGATGGGCTCAGCAGCAGCAGCGACTTTGGTAAAGTGCAGGGTAAAATCGGTCGGACTGAAGGGTGGTTTTTTAGGGTCGCGGTTAACGTTGGCAATGGTGCTGGCAATTACACCCGCGCCCCACTCAACGCGCATCATCGGGTTCAGGCTTCCGTAGCGCTCCCGGTACCTTGCCCAGAGCTGCGACTCTTTGAAGCTGATCGCTTCCCGCGCTTCTGCGATGGTGCGTCCGCCGATGCCACTGAGGACGAGCTCACACCAGAATTCATCTTCTGCGCTGAGCTCGTAGTCTTTCCCAGATCGTTAACTTCCTGAATCGCCACCAGCAGCGCCACGGTCAGCCCGCCATCCAGCGCACCACGTTCCGGATCAGCCTCACCGGTAATGTCTGCCGGCCTGAAAACAGGCTTACCGTTTTCATCACAGATTGATGCAGCGATTCGGCCAGCGACACCATCCACCTTGCCCCCCATGGCAAGCACATCTGATGTGGCGGTGTGATACCCCATAGGCCGCACGTACACCGTTGCGGTTAGTTCTTTATCGCCCTGCTTCCAGGTGATTTCTTTCTCAACGGGACGCCCGGTAAACGCGCCCGCTGTTTTCAGTGATTCAAGCGTCAGTTTCATGTTCTGCCTGCATTACCGGGGCCGCAGCCCCGATGTGATTAGGAACCGGACCCGGCTTTCGGAATCCATCTGCCAGCGCCAGAGCGCTGAATGGTTGCGGTGGTCTGAACCACCGTGTTTTGTTGAAAATCAAACGGGAAGTCAGCCACGTAACCTTTGAACACATACCACGTGCGGTCTGGCGGCAGGTAAAGACCGTCAACGGCACCGTCCGTGCTGTCGGTTGCCGGAGTTGGTTCGGATTCACCGTCAGACCAGCCAACTGCAAAGACCAGATCGGTCTGGTCAGAGGTTTCAGCCAGAGTACTGAGCATCAGGTGGCTGGCGTTTTTCGGATCGGCATTAAGTGTTGCAGATGCCTGCGCCGGGGTGCGCAGCCCTTTTTTATAGGTGCGCGTGCTCTTTTCACTCAGACAGGTATCTTCAATCTGATCTGCCGGGCTACTGCCCGGATTGAATGCGGTAATGCATTCGATTTCGCTCACGGTATTATTTGCAAACACAAAGAGCTGTGTGCCCTGCGTTAGTACAGACATGGTTATCTCCGGACATAAAAAAACCGGCACATGGCCGGATGGTTAGCGGGTGAGATGGTCAGCGAGGAACTATCCAGTCAACATCAAATGAATAGCGGTATCGCCGGGTATCATTGTCACGGGTCTGATCACCCCAGCGCGTGATATGCGCGTGGGGCTCAATGGCATCCCGCAGCGCGGCGGCCACGGCGAGAACCTCATCCACTGTATTGGCATAAGCATCAACCTGAAGGGTGAACGAATCGACATCGGGTCGTTGCGCGAGATAGTTCTCCGGCGAGCCGCTGATGTTCTGCCAGACCACATAGGGGTAAACCACTGCATCATCCTGCAGCCCGAAGGGATAAAGCCGCAGCGGATCAGTACCCAGCAGCGCAGTAACCGCCGGGCTGGCAGCACAGACGGAAAAGACGGGTGCGATCATGGTGGCAGCCCCTTCTTCTGCGCACGGAGAATGGCGCGGTCAATGGACTTCTCGTACTCAGTGGCAAACACGTTTACCACCTCGCCCGTACTGGTATCCGCAGCCGGACGCATAAAGGGCTCAGCGCGTACCCTTTCCGTACCGAACTCAATGAGACGCCAGTGCGGCGTGGGTGCGTTCTCGCTGAGGTCAGGGTGTTTTTTCAGCACCGCGCCGTGCTGCACGCCAATGCGAAAACCCAGATCGCCGGTGGTTTTGAAGAGTCTACCGTTCCAGCGCATCGCCACGTTTGCGGCAATGCTGCGCCCGGTGGCCGGATCATCAATGCGGCTGGCGTTCTCCTTCGCTTTATCGACAATCACATTACCGGCGCGTCGGAGCGCCGCCCGACCGCCGCGACGCCGCAGGTCATCGCTGATACTGAGCAGCTTACCCTGCAGCGCATTGAGCCCGATAATACTGAAATCCACACCATCAGCCATCGTTAACCCCCCGTGAGCATGGCAGCGTCAGATATTCCCGCCCGCTTTTATCGTCTTCAAGCACGCCCTGAATGTCATAAACGCGCCCGCGATAGAGAATGCGGTGTTTATCCGTGACATCTTCACGCCAGCGGATGGTTATGCGCGTGGTGACTTCATTCTGGCCCGCTTTCGCGGCCACGAAATCACGCGCGGAAAGGTCTGTGATGTTTGCCCACAGCTCAGCCACATCACCCCACCCGTTAACAATGGCCCCGGTGGACGTGTTCTGCGTTTTAACTGGCTTCTGCAACATAATGCGTTTATTGAGCTTTCCGGCCTGCATGCTCACCCCCTGGGTTTACCGCTGAGGTAGGTGTGCGCAGGTGAGTCGAGCGTAGTTGTCTCAATCTCTTCCGCCATCGACTGGTAAATTATCGCCACCAGCGCCTCGTTGGACTCCGCCAGGCGATTCATCGCCGCGGTCTGATGGCTTATCGCCGCCAGCAGGTCTTTTACCTGTTGCTCGTTCATACGCTATGTCCATCCATTTCTTCAGCCACTCGCGACGAGCGGCACACCCACTACAGGCCATGCAGCCCCCTAAACACCATAAATTCGGTAAGGCTGAAGTAATGCTTCAACAGCCAGATCGACAGTTGATGAAGAGCCATTAGTGCTTACCGCTTCCCGGTTCGCGTACCAGTGAGCAATCAGCATCAGCATGGCTGTTTCAATATCCTCGCCATAAAGCAGCGCATCAGGATCGGCCAGGTAAAGCGGGTCGTCTGCATTTTCATACAACCTGCGGCGCGTCCAGGTTTCCACATAACGCCACGCCGCCTTCAGGCGTGACGCTATCCAGTCATCCTCTTCAGACGCTCCGGCATCAATGCGACAGTGCAGCTTCACCTGCTCAACGGTCAGCATAGAAACCCCTTACTTGGCTTTGCCTTTTGCGGCTTTAACCTGCTTTGGCTTTTCTGGCTCGTTCGGCTCAGTCGGCACGGTCGGCTCAGTCGGCTCAGTCGGCTCAGTCGGCACGGTCGGCACGGTCGGCACGGTCGGCACGGTCGGCACAGTAGAACTCTCTCCGGCAATCGCTTCTGCATACCCTTTTTTAATCAGCTCGCGACCGTGCTGCTCAAGCGTCTCAAACACAGTACCTTCGGCTCTCACGGTGCCTTCGTGATAGATGGGCTTCACTGAACGTAATTTCATCAT